TGATATAGGTGTCGATCAAGATTTCTTCGACTATAAAGGTAAAAATGCAGTTAACAACGGTGAATATACAGGTAAAACTGATGGATTCCACTTAGATGTAAACGCAAATGGTGCTACAGTAGAATTAGGAACTAATAGTTATGTACCTACTTTACAAGTCGGTATTTCAGCGTTCACAACAGACGCAAGTTTAGTTGGTGGACCTTACGAAAAATTAGCATCAAGAAAATTCACATTAACACCATTTGGTGGATGGGATGGATGGGATGAGTATAGAACCACAAGAACTAACACAGATGCTTATACTAAGACAGGATCTAAAGGTTCTATAGGTTTAACTAACGGAACATTCACATCATTTATAACTAGTGAAGGTGATAATGGAATTACATCTGACTTTTACGCATACTTAGACGGTATTTATACGTTCAATAATCCTGAAGCAGTAAACATTAACGTTTTCGCAACACCAGGAATTGACCTTAGAGATAATATAAGTTTGATTGAAAATGCAGTGGATATGATTGAGGTTGATAGAGCGGATTCTTTATATGTTATGACAACACCTGATACAGATGTAGATGGGGTAGTATTAACTCCAGATGAGGCAGTTAACTTACTAGAAGATTCAGGTATAGACTCTAACTATTCTGCCACTTACTGGCCTTGGATTCAAATGAACGATACTGAAAATAACAGATATGTTTGGTTACCACCAACTGTAGAGGTTATGAGAAACATCGCACTTACAGATAACGTTGCGTTCCCTTGGTTCGCCGCAGCAGGTTTAAATAGAGGTACAACAAACGCAGTTAAAGCGAGAGTAAAACTTAAATTAGATGATAGAGATAGTCTTTACGAAGGTAGAATTAATCCAATGGCTACATTCTCAGATGTTGGTGTAGTAATATTTGGTAATAAAACATTACAAGTTAAAGAAAGTGCACTTAACAGAATTAACGTTAGAAGATTATTGTTACAAGCAAGAAAACTTATATCTGCAGTTTCTATCAGATTGTTATTTGAACAAAATGATGAGGTGGTTAGAAACCAATTCTTAAGTTTAGTAAACCCAATATTAGATAACATTAGAAAAGAAAGAGGTTTGACAGACTTTAGAGTTGTCTTAGATGATACACCAGAATCTATAGATAGAAATGAATTGAATGGTAGAATTTTTATTAAACCAACTAGATCATTAGAATTTATATCAATAGAATTCAATATCACAAATACTGGTGCAAGTTTTGACGATATTTAATAATAAGAATTTGGGGGGTATTACCCCCCTTTTTTACTTTAAAAAAATAAAAAATGACTATTAAAGAACAAAGATTACTTGAAATAACTAAAGTTGCACCAACAGTATCGGTTAAAATGGACATGGAGTGGTTGGGTTCAACAACAAATACCGCAGACTTCCAAATCCGTTTAACAAATACTGGTACATCAGTAGTTAAATTAAATGCTTTGATTATTCGTGGAGTTCATTCTCCGAAATTAACAACAGGAACTATAACATGGAAAGCATTGAATGACAATACTATTCCAGAATGGTTAGGTTGGCCACAAAAAGGAACAACTAACTTACCGTATATTTCAGGACAGAGAAAATTAAATTTCTCTTCAGCAACAAATATCTTCACCAACGAAACATCTCCTATTATACCAACTGGTACAGGAGTAGTAGTTGGAACTTTTAGGGTTTCTACATCAACGACATGGAACCCAAATACTGATTTTGGTTTTGTATGGGAAATGACATCAGGAGGAGTTGTTGGTTATGTAAATTTTGAAACACAGTCTTCAACTTCATTACTACCAGTTGGTTTTATGCATTATGGACCAACAACAAATACAACGATAGGTAAATGTTTAACAGTAACATCACCTAATGTACAAATATTAAATAAATAAAAACAACTAAAAAAATAAAAAACAAAGAAAATGGGTTTAAAAATTAAAAAAAACGGAAAAATTATAAGTCTTTCAGAAAGTGACTTAAAAAGAATTACTATGATAGTATTAAGAGAACAAGATGAGGCTGAAGTTGATGTAACTGCCGATGGTTCTGAATTAGAGGTTGAATTAGATGGAATAGATGAGGACAATCCAGATCCAAAATTATTAGATACACTTTTACAAAAAGTTGAAAAATTTGTTGATAATGTTGGTGATTTACCTAAAAAATTGAGGAGATTTAAAAGAAAAATTAAGAAAATTTTTACTAAACACAAACAACCAAATAAATTTAAAAAATTAGGTGCTTCATGCACTAAATGGTAATAATAAAAAATAATATTATTGAGATATGAAAATAAAAAAAAATGGAAAAATCATTACTCTTACAGAGAGTGATTTAAAAAGAATTGTTGGTGTCGTATTAAGAGAGGACACTAAAGGTGATCCGGGAACAGATTTTGCAAAGTGTTGTAAAGAAGCAGGTATTACACCACCTATGTCTTGTGTGGCTGGAGATCCAGGTAAATGTATGGAAGAATTGGGAAAGATGATAACAAATGATCCACTTGGTATGGGTATGAAAGCATTAGTAGCCTTAAATTGTCTTAAAGATAAAGTGACTTCACCCGTAATGAATGAGTCAGATGAAGAAATTGAGGGGGATACAAGTTTAGATGTAGAATTAGAAGGAGTAGACGAAAACGATCCTGATCCAACAAAAATCCAACGTATTTTAGACAAAGTAGAAAACTTTTTGAAAAATTCAGTAGATGGTGATTTACCTAAAAATTTACAAAAATTTAAAAGAAAAATAAAAAATCTTTTTAATAAACACGGTAAACCAACACATTTAAAATTAAAGACTCGATGTTCTAGATGGTAAAAATTATAATTAATAAATTATGAAAAAAATATTAAGAGTAACAGAAGGAGATTTAATAAGAATTGTTAGACGTATAATTAAAGAAAGTACGACTCTTGACGCAGAGAGATTTTCACTTGGTGATGTTGAAACAGGAATGTGTGGAACTAGCGGAAAATGGGAAGTCAATAGAAATCGTTTAGTCTTACTCGATTGTAAAATGGATGGTGGTGATAATGGATCGTATATGGTTGACGTATTTATTGTGTCATGTGATGAACAAAATGAATTAGAAGATAGAGGGATAAGGGAAGAATCAAAAATTACCAAACGCAGAATTAAAGAAAGTATGGACATTGAGAGATTTAAACTTCGTGATGTTGAAACAGGAGTGTGTGGAAGTAGTGGAAGATGGGAAATCGATGAAAATCGTTTAGTCTTAATCGATTGCAAAATTGATGATGGTGAGGGCGAATCATTTACAGTTGACGCACACATTGTGTCCTGTGATGAACAACAGGAGTTAGAAAGAGAAAGAAGGACAGAATCGAGAATTGTTAGACGTAGAATTCAAAAGTATTAATAGATTCTTATTACTTTTACAAAAAAATTATTTTTTAAACCCATCATAGTATGGGTTTTTTTATTTTTACAAATATTTATATGATATGAATATTAAAATTACTGAATCACAACACAAAATTTTAAAGGAAACAAAAAAAAAAGTTTACTCTTTTGATTGGGATGATAATATTCTTAATATGCCAACTAGAATACACTTAGACTATAGTGTTAATGGATTAATGTGGGTACCTGTATCAGTTTCTACTGAACAATTTAGAAGTATCAGACATAAAATAGGTACGGAGTTTAGATATCTTAACGATGATATTAAACAATCTTTTAAAGATTTTAGAGATTATGACGCATTTGTAAGAGATGTGAAAGAAGCATTAAATTATAGAAGTTATGGACCAAGTTTCAATAAGTTTAAAGAGGCTTTAATTAGTGGAAGTGATTTCTCAATAATTACTGCCAGATCTAATTCACCACAAGCCATAAAAGACGGTATTAAGATAATAATTGAAAAGACAATCAATTGGGATGAGAAAAAAATAATGGAAAAAAATCTAAACGGTTTATCTATTGAGGAATATTTGAATTTACAAGATTATCATCCAGTTTCTTCAGAAGAATTTTTAAATAAATTTGATTTAAATGTAAGTGGTACTAATCCTGAAAAAGGTAAGAAAGTTGCGTTTAAAAGTTTTGTAGAAAAAGTGGTTAAACAAATAGGTGACATAAGAAATAATTCTGATTTTGAGGGGATTAGCGTAGGATTTAGTGACGATGATGAAGGTAATGTTAAAACAATAGAAAAATTAATAGAGGATGAATTACAAAAATTATATCCCGAAATAAATTTTATTATCTACGATACATCAGACCCTAAAAATCCTAAAAAGAAAAGAATAATTATAAAAAAATAATTTTTTTCAAAAACACAATATTTATATATTAAATAATACAACTAATAAAAAAAAATTAAAAAAAAATTAAGATGGCTGATTTATTAATGAGAATGCCTGTTCCTTACGAACCGTTAAGAAAGAATAGGTTTATTTTGAGATTTCCAGATGAATTGGGAATTCAAGAATGG